GTGCAGGAAAAGACCTCGTTAGCGGGCGCATGAAACTGAAGGACTTCGGTGACATTAGGTGGGACTGAAGATGGGGAATATTGACACAGAATTACCATGCCCAGAATGTGGCACAGTGTCCATATTAGACGGAGAAGCAAGGATTTGCTGGGACTGTTGGAATAACCTGGTAATTACCAGGGAATCCGAAGAAGAATAACCAGGGTAAATCCCTGGTAATTATGATCACATGGGGGAGGGTCTGGCACCTTCTTACAACCTCCCCCACCTGTTTTTTTTGAAAACGGTTATAACACGCAGTCTATACCGTAGGTTTAGGTGTTAGAATGAATATCACGAATATACGAATTATGACAATGAATTATTGCAGAATATGTTATGCTCCGCAAGGTGGATGTTTTTGCTTCCCCTAAGAGAGCTATGTCAGAGTTGTAAAACCCTGGTTAAATTATTTGGAACTAATGAATTTGCAGTTCCATGGCGTTGTACTTGCAATGCAACGGACAATCCTGATAATCAGGGGCAGACCGTACAATTTCAATTAAGCCTAAGAGGAGCGGGAGATTTCTGTCGTCTTGGCTGTTGTGACTTTTCGAAGATTCATGAGAAACATGAATGCAAAAGAACGGAACGTTCTTAGAACTCCACCTCCGGTGGAAGAGGCGTGAAGGTCGAGAAGATAAGTCCGCTTATCTGCAGCGATACGTAGTACCCACAGTCTTCACAGGGGTGGTGTGGATAAAATTATAGGCTGTGCCTATACATCACCCCTCATGGCGAAACGTAAAACGACCATGAAAATAGAGCCTGCTGTACAGACGATGGAATTTGAAATTGTATCTTCAACTGCAGCTAGATATCTTGATCTAAGCGCAGCTGCCAGTGTATTGAATCGTCGATTTTATCGACAAGGATTAAACTGGGCAGTAGCAGGATTTACAGTAATTGCACCTCCGAGCACTGCCGGAACAATTACAATGAGCCGTTTGCCAAACACCTGGATTGTAGGCAACGCTTGGGAAAAGGGATTCAGAGCTTGGCAGCGCCAACAAGATGAAGCACTTGAAGAAGGTGATCAACAAAGTGTAAAAGGAAGATATAATGATTTCAAGATTTTTGCTGATGATGAACATTCCGGAACATCATCACCGCACTTTTTGTTACCTGTGGACCTAGATGGCAATGCATTCGACGCTCCTGCGGAGTGGTTGCATAGTGAGGTAGTAATTCCGAATTCTCCTGCTCCAGGAGTGTCAACTGAATATAAGCTGCATATGGTTGGCGGTGACTCGCTAACACGGGACGTCAAATCTTTGATTAAGGCATATGCAGATAGTCGAAGCACACCACAAAGTCCAGATCCATCGACGCCTGGTACTGCCTCGACAGGATTGTACACCAGCATGTTTAACGTTGGCAACAATGATTCTGAAGTAGTTGCAAATGCTGAATTTAGAAATGATGCGTTACCATACAATCAAATCCAATATCCTGGCGCTGCCGGTAATGGTCCTACTTTAGAGCTGATGAATAGGATTTTCTTGAATCCAAGTTCTACTATACCTGGTAAGTATTCTTTAGCAGGTTCCAACATCCCTTGTGGATTGGTCAAGATTGATGCGGGAGATGTAAATCAAGACTTTACTCTTCTCGTTCACATGGTTCCTGGAACACATCGAGGATATTTGGCAACTTCAATGACGGAGATGTGAATTTGATGACAGCAGAAAATCTTAGTGAAGTTAAAGAGCTTACAACTGGCGCTCGTGTTCTATGCCTTTTGAAAGAGAACCGATTGGAAGCTATGATCGTAACAATACTACTGTATTCTACAGGTGTATTAGAAAAAGCCCTTCTTTATGGCCAAGGCGTGTGTTGATGCGTTGCAAACACTCAATTGGAAAGCGACAGTGTAAGGCGCATGCGTTGAAGGGACGGCACAAGTGCTTGTTCCATAATAAGCCAGGAAGAATGTATAGAACTAAACGGAAAACGAAGTGATACATTATGACACCAAACTGGGAATCGACCGAATGGAAGAGCTCGAAGAGCAAAAGGTTGCATATGCTGGTATTTGGCAGTGGTAACCCCAGTTCCGAAGAGAAGTCCATGATGCTTTTCGCAGAATTTCAAATGGATGTAACGATGGGTATGATGACAGGAAACGTGTCGTCATATGGATATCTGATTTATCTTTATGATGATCAGAAAGGTTTGTTTCAACAAAGCAATGAATTTCAAAGGCAATTATCCGTCTGTCTTGGCGGGACTATTGCCATGTCTTTAACTCTTAATGCGATAGGTGTTACATCTTGGGAGATGACAGCGTTTCGCCATGTATCATTAGGACAAGTGACCAAATATGCAAAGCATCCATTTGTGCTCATGCCTGTCCTAGGATTCTATCTGGCAGAAGAGGTTCCCGAAATTGCGGGGCCTCAATACCAAAGCGCAATGACTGGACAACCAAGTATTGGAAGTGCAGGAAAAGACCTCGTTAGCGGGCGCATGAAACTGAAGGACTTCGGTGACATTAGGTGGGACTGAAGATGGGGAATATTGACACAGAATTACCATGCCCAGAATGTGGCACAGTGTCC